CTCCTATCATGGCTCATCAACTAGGCTGGGAACAGCCACATCAGATGATCGGATTATCATTTTTACTTGGTACTCTTGGTCTGCGTACGGTACAAGCTTTTAACCTAATCATTGAGAAGTCTTTAAAAAAGGTAAGTGAATAAAATGTCTTGGCTAAGCAAATTTGTAAAGAAGATCGCTAACGTCCCTGAAGTCAAGATACCTTTTGGTGAGGCTTTGGTATTGCGTCAGATTGCTGACAACCTAGACTTTATGAGTACATCAGACCTTGAGATGCTACGTGATCTTACGTTGGTTGCTATTGCAAACAGGAAGGTGAAGAAATGAACTTTATAAACTTCCGCATAGAGCGTAATCCAAATACTGCTGCTGACTGGCTTGTCTTTGGTGACATATTTGACAATGATGGCAAATTGATTGCCAATATGGGAGTTGATGGCACAAGTGTATTTACTTGGTGGGCGCAACAAGACCTTGTGTTTCAAGAACGGTACGTTATTGAATTCTCCAATATTATGGCTACTCAAGTTGGATTGGCGGCTCAATAATGGCTACTTACTATTTGAGGGTAGATGGTAACGACGCTAATACTGGTCTTGGGCAATCGGCTGGACAAGCATGGAGGACATTTCGTAGGGCTGTAAGTAGTACAGGTATAGGATCTGGTGACACATTATATATTGCACCGGGTGATTATCGAGATATGTCAGGTGTAATACCTATTGATGGAACCTATAGCACTACTACACGTATTATCGGAAATCCTACGGGTAGTCAATTTTCTGGAGTTACTGCTGGAAGAGTATTAATTTCTAACCGTTCAACATCAGATGTAAGCACTGGTGTTGGAAGTGGAACGTTAATATCAATAACATTAAAAAGTAACTTGATTTTTGAAAGTTTAATTTTTGAATCAGCAGTTATAAACGGAACAATAATCTTGCTGGTAAACACAACTGATTTAAAGTTTGATAAATGCATATGGGCAGGTACGTCTTTTCAGCAAAACACTGCAATTTCCGTAGTCAATACTGGTGCATACATACTTGCTTCAAGAAATTATTTATTTACAAAATGTATGTTGTATCCCGGAAGTTCTGGAGGATATAACGACAATACAAGCTTTGCTGCTACTGGGTCAAATTATGATTACAACATAACACTTGATAGATGCGTAGGTTTTTATATAGCACTTCCGACTGGTGGCGTAGTTGGCCCAAGAGGCATTTATATGGTCAACTGTGACTCTACTGGTGTCAGTGCAAGTAATAGTAAAGGAAACATTATCGCAAAAAATTGTGTTAACTTGTGGTCAAGTATTCGTCCGGGAGGTTCTACTTGGATTCTTACACAAGGTGCGAGTACTGTTTCTACGGGTAATGCTATTGAAAATTCGGCGTGGATTCAAACTAACTCATTTTCATATACAGGATATGGAATTAATTACATTAGTCCATACAACTTACAGAGCGTAAGTGAAAACAGATTATTTGGTATAAGTCCAAATTGCGAACGTTCTGGTTACGGTGTGTACTTAGAAAACGCAGGAACACTTACTGGTACAACTGTTATTCCTGCACTTGCTGGTCAACCGGGATACAGCGCAACTGGTGTACCAACAACTGATATGTTTGGCAATCCTTGGTCAGGAAACGGCACACCACATATTGGTGCTTATAACGACTATAGTTTGACTGCGACTGGTTTATACAATCCTACAGAGCGCAACTCTAGTGCAATTACAATTGTTCCGGGTAGCACATCACAAAGCATTGAGTTGTACCTTGGTGTTACAGGGCTTACAGCATCTACAGCTGGGCTGTCAGCTACATTTAACCGTACACGTAGTCTAGCCGTACCTATTACCCTAGTGTCTTTATCACTTATGACTGACGGTTGGGTGTCTGGCGGATTTAAAGAAGTTAACGCAAGCACGATGCCGGGTGTTTACCGTTTAGATCTACCTAATGCCGCAATAGCGGCAGGGGCAGATGATGTGACAGTTGTTGTAAAGGGTGCTGCAGGTACTAACGGCGCGGTGATGACGATCAAGCTGCAATCTGTTGCAAACGAGATTCTAAGTGCAGACATCGGTGGCGGTGCTAACGCTGGTACGTTAAACGAGCGTACTGTACGATCTGCATTGCGAGCAATGCGTAATAAGGTGTCTGTAGGTACAGGCACAATGATTGTATACAAAGAAGATGACTCAACGGAAGCGTGGACTGGATCGTTGTCGAATACAGCTGACGTGACGGTAGATCCGGTATAAGGAGACGTAATGCCATTTGTAAATGTACAAGTACAGTTGTTAAGTGTAGACGTATCACAGGATGGTCAAATTACAGCATTCTTTAGTGATAGCCCTGAAACGGGTATGACTTTTACAGACTTTGCAACATTAGAATCGTATTTAAGTAATGACGGGGTTTGGTTACCTACACTTAAATTGATGGCTTTACTTGATTACACTCAAGAAAGTATTGCAGGTAAAACTGTCTCTCTGTCATGTTCGGATCCTAATGACTTATGGGTAAAGGCAATCTAAATGGCAGTTGTACCTTATAAGCACACAGTTGAAATGCTTCCATATAGGTTCGGAATCAGCGATAACCGGAGCTGGCAAACGTTTGTAATACAATCGACAACTAAATCGGGTCACAGATTTCGTGCGGAAGCAACAGGCGTAGTATCTAAAGTACTGATTTACACTGGAACGCAAGCACCGGGTTCTGGAACTGTACGAGTTGGTATACAGACAGTAACCGCTAGTACTGGATTGCCTACAGGAACGTGGGTTGCTTACGGAGATCTGGCGTGGGTCAACACAACACACAGTCAAACAACTCAAGAAATTACTACTACAGTTTCAGGTTCGGTTACACGAGGTGAATCGTATGCGTGGGTTGTGGAATATGTTACTGGAACACCATTTACTCTAGGCACATTTATAAACGCCGTAGACCGATATATATCAGAGCCGCATCAATATTCGTGGTCAGGAACTGCGTGGAGTCTTGTAGGCGGATTTAACAACTGGGATAGAAATGTTTATGGGTATCAAATAAGTTCTTTATGGTACGGACATATCTATCAAGGCTGGGCGCAATACGATGGCACTAATAGTCAGTATCACGGTGCAGTTTTTACATTAGGTGGTGATGCAACTTTAACAAATGCAACACTAAGCGGTGTTCGTGCTATATTCAAAGGAAACACCAACAATGCTGGCGGAATATCATGTCGCATAGGAAGTATTGTTGGAAGTACACTGACACCTATAAGTACGTTTGACATTGTTCCTAATGGTGCGCTGTTACAAAGTAATAATAACAATGAATGGTCTGCGTGGAACGACTTAATGTTTCCGAGCAATGTTACAGTGCCTACAAATACAAAACTATTTGTAGGATTCAGAAAACAATATGATGTTGTTTTGTTTTTACAAAGTGTAAATGCTGTAAGTCATTGGAATTGGTGGACGAGGGGTCCTTCACAAGGTAGTTACGCTTATGTAGACTTTACGACTAATGCGGTCACAGAGTTTACGCTACAGCGTCCGTGGATGGCTCTTGATTTTGATAGTGTAACTACAGTTTCTGCTGGCGGTGGTGGTTTAGCAGCTAATCCAATGGCGGGGTACGTACTATGAGTAAATATCTAGGTGATTTCAGTGCGTCAAGCATTATAGATTTTAAGTTCACTACATTCCGTCCATCTACGGGTGCGCCATTTACGCTTGCTGGCACTCCAGTTGTTTCGGTATACAAGGATAACGATGTAACTCAAACAACTACTGGCGTAGTACTTACCGTAGACTTTGATGGTGTAACAGGTTTAAATCACGTACGTGTCACAACAACAGACGCATTTTATGCTAACGGCAGTGAATTTGAGTGCGTTATTACCACTGGTACAGTTGACTCTGTCAGTGTTGTTGGTTCTTGTATTGGTCGATTTACCTTACGCAGTCAAGCATCGCTTTATCCAACAACTGCTGGCAATACTCTTGATGTCAACGTAAACGGCGAGGCTGGTGTTGACTGGGGAAATGTAGGCAATCAAGGTTCTACAGTTGGATTGGCAGCAACAACAGTATTTACAACAACAAACGTGACCAATAACGTAGGTGTAGGGACTATTGCGGCTAACGCTATTAACGCAGCGGCTATTGCTACTGACGCTATTGATGCAGATGCCATTGCAAACAGTGCAATTACAATCAGGCTTAGTACAGATGGAACTGCTTCTGAAGGACGTATTATTGCTGGCTCGGTAGCAAATGATGTGTGGAATGCACAGGTTGCCACATATGCAACTGCTGGATCTAACGAAACGCTAGGTACAGATACGTATGGCACAAAGGTGATGCGTACTGTTGCTGCTAACCGACCATCATCTGTCAATACTGCTAACGGTCATGTTGTAGCATCAATGTCTAATGGAGCTATTACCGCAACGGCTATTGCTGCTGACGCTATTACAGCTGCTAAATTTGCCGATGACGCATTGGTTATTCAGTCAGCTGCTGCGCTCGGTAATAAGATACGGTTTGCAACAGATGCAATTACATCTACTGTTATTGCTTCAGATGCAATTACTAATGCCGAACTTGCCGCTACTGCTGTCCAAGAAATTTGGGATTACAATGTTAGTGCTTATGTAACAGCAGGTCTTGCTGGTACATATCTTAAAAATGCTGGCGCTGCGGGTAACCCTTGGTTAACCGATATTGGTAGTGCAGTTACTTATCCAGTTGCAACTACTGCTGGTGGATATTTACGAGAAAATCTAAGCAAGACTGGGGATGTTGAGAATGACGTTTTAAATGTACCACTCAACGTATGGACAACTATTGTTACTTCAGACTCTACAACATATGGACAACTTAGTAGTTACTCAATGGTTGATGTCATGGCGTTGCTTGCTAAGGGATATTGTTCGGTATTTGGTACAGTGCAAGCATCTCCAGCTCCAACTACAACTACCGTTAAAACATCCTTAACCGGATATGTCAATAGTGCGTTTAATGATCAAACTGTAATTTTCTTGAAGGGGTCAAGTATTGCTGGTTCGTGTACTGTAATCTCATCATCTAACGCATCTGGCAACTTGGTGTTTGACGAACCACTTCACCAGCAGCCCTCTGTAGGTGACGAGTTTCTGATTCTACCAATGCACGTACACTTGCTTAGCGCGATTGCAGATAAGTTACTTGGTAGGTCTATTGCCGGTGGAGCCGATGGTGGGCGAACGGTAACTGATGCAATGCGCGTATTGCGTAATAAAACGTCAATCGCTGGTAATACATTGACTGTGTATAAAGAAGATGATGGAGCTACGCTACCAGCAGCTTGGACAGCCACGTTATCTACAAGTCCTACAGCAGATCCAGTCACAGGGATTGACCCAGTCTAATGGCAGCTGGATTCAGGTCACCATTTTTCATATGGGTTGGTGGACTAGCTGCGCCCGGTGGTGTTGGGCCTTTTCCTCCTACTCCTACCCCATGTCCTTGCCCAACGTATGGATATGATGGCAGCCTAAGTAACAATTGGGTAACCGACACTAGTCAATGTTCTGCGCTACCACTTCCGTATACGATACCTATGTTTAGGTTGTATATGTTATCTCCAGTAATAAGTACATATAAGACATCTGCTACGCTTACAAATGCATGGCAACGAAAGGCTTGCGGATAATGGCAGATACAACACGTAACGCACAAGCTGTGCGTCAGACATATACGTTTGGTGATCGTCAGTTTATTGGTATCGACACAAACACCACTGCTAACAGATTGCAGGATGGGTTGGTTCAAGTTGCAGATAACTTGTGGAATGACGGCGGAGCTTTAACTACCAGGCCTGGAATGCACGCACAGTTGACTACTCCGGGTGACCCTATCCATAACATGTTGCAGTACAGGCAATCAAACAATACTGCATCAAAGATACTTGTAATCTCCGGAGATCCAGCTATACCCAACACTGTAATATCCGAGTGGTCAGATGGTGCGTCTGCATTGACTCCGATTAGTTCAGTGACTGGATATCCGCAAGACAGTCGTATTGTTCAACATGGTAAATACATTTATGGCGTCCCAGGTGCAAGTGGTGGATCTGTCTGGAAGTACAACGGAACAACAGTAACTCAGGTTTTTATGCCAAGGCCACCAATGATCAATGGTAAGGATCATATACAGCCTGTAGCTAATCCAAAGACATTTGTTACTAAATCAATTGTAGGCGCTGCTGATATCGATAATGATGCAGCAGGTTCTACATTCGGCTTTGCTTTTAGTACACTTGCTGCTTCATATGAAATGATTACAGCAACAGCCACAGCCGATGGTTATACGTTTGAAGCTGACACAGATGGCTCGGTGCCTAATGCAACTGTGTGGCAAAACAGTGGTGCTGGTCTTGCTACTGTCAAGCAGTACACGAATATAGACGCTGCTCTTAGTGGTGCGGAAAAGATATCTAACTATGCTACGCAAACAGGTAACAAGGCTCTATTACTAGATTCCGGTGGGGACTGGATTCAAAAGACGATGACCGCGCCAACATACACGTATGATGGCACGACATTCAAAACTGGGATGTACAGCCTTAGATGTTTGATGTACAACAATGACTCACTAGACAGCAGACGTAATCATGGAGTGTTTGTTACTGTAACCGGATTAGATGTTTCCAGTAACCCTATTGTCGGTTGTGTGTTTACACAGATAGTTCAACCAACCGTAGCACAAAGTGTTACAGACTGGAAAGAGATAAGTCTGTTTGTAGACTTCCGTCCTTTTGCTGGGACTATGACCCAGGTTCGCATCAAACTACAGACTGCTAACGCCGCTCAGACTACGACAGGTGATAGCCGTGGTGTACTGGTAGATAACATAGCGCTACATCCGATCTTGTGTAATCTTGCACCCAACTCAGAGGTTGTTAATGCATCTGGTTTAGTTCAGATCAGAACGCGTCAACAGTCTGGCTCATTGTCTCCTTTACGTGCAGGTTACGTAAAGGGTGTCGCTGTCAGAATCAGCTCTCTAAACGTGACTGACCTAAGTAATCGCGACACGGTTAGTTTACGCGTAGAGTTCCCAGAGGCATACCGGGCAAACCCTCCGTATATGTCTTTGGGTATAAAGAACACTGGATCCGCTACTATTAACTGGACTGGGTACGGTATTTATGATCCCAAATACGGGTATATGTCGTGGAATATCTTCGGCATAAACCAGACAAGTCGTAACAATGTTGCGTCTGTTTACGTACGATTAGAGCAAGACTTTGACACAACGCATGACACAGTGTTGATGTCGATAGGTGAACTTACAACCGACGGTGGACTAACACCAGATGTAACCTACGAGTACGTATTTACTAGATGGAAGACAGAAGGTGGAGCTGAGCGGCCTCCGTATTACATAGAGAACGACGTATACACTCAAGGTGTTGAAGGTTTGCCTAGTTTGGCAAGTAAAAGTATTACAACTACAGCCGCAATGAGTATGGTTGAGTTGATATTGAATCCAGCGGATACATCTAACAGTAATCTGGATCTACGGTACGACACAACTGAAATCGCTGTAGCAACGCCGGCTGGTATTGACTTCACTAACACTGTTCCAGCCTTAGATCAATTGCGTGTTGTTTCGGGAGCAACTGGTTCAGTTGTTTATGTTGATACATCAGGAACGACACGTACTGTCGCCGTTACTGCTAACGTTCCTACTTCTCTAACGTTTAAGATCCGTTCGGTAACGACTGCTCCATTTCCTATATGGGTACAACATACATGCGCATACTCTGGATACGAGTATGGTCATATTTGTATATACAGACGTGGACAAGGTGTATTCCCAGACGGTCGATTAAGGTTGATTGCCGTCATACCTTCAGATGCTGTAAGTGCAACTATAGGTAAAAACTGGAGAGCTGAGTACACATCTGTAACTGTTGGTTCAGCATTCAAACGCATCAAGTTTATAGACCGAGTTCCTGATGGTGACATACTTTACGAAGCTGGCCCATATGAACCTGGGTATCCATTTGAAAGCGGCAGGGACAATCTTCCAATTGGTTGTACTGCTATCACTGAGCATGCACGTAGATTGTTCCTTGCCAAGGACAATACTGTGTACGCTACGTGGATGCTAAACGGTATCAACGAGGCTCCTGTATATACAACGTTAGTACCAGATCAATCAGACCCAAACATCTTTACTAAGGGTACATCGTTTACTGTAAGTAGTAAGTATGACAATGAGAAGATAACAGCTCTGCTTAGCTATGCTGGCGATGGAATGATCGTTAGTAACACAACAAGTGCTGTATTGCTTGTTCTTAGAGAAAACTCTGTATTACCAGTACTGGGCTTTGATCCAACAAACTTTACTATCCAGTCAATGCTTCGTGAGCCATCTGTTGGATGTGTGTCACCGCGTGGGACAGTAAGTCTGTTTGGCCGCCTTATGTGGATGTCTCCTCAAGGCGTACTTGAATTCAATAATGGCGTTCCTGAAAACAAAAGCATTCAGTTGCGTAAACTTCTAAGCATGAATAGCAGTATGAATAGTGCTGACATTCAAGCGGCGCCTTTTAAGAACATATCGTTCTTTGCGCATGACATGCGGTTGTTTGTGTTTGCACCAACGACATACGACACATTGAATTCTGCGGCGTATGTTTATGATCTGAGAACTGGTGGATGGACTAGATGGTTCGCCCCTGAATTGACATCTACTACTACAGGTTTCTCAGCAGCAGCCGCTTTGACTGGTGGTAATGATACATCCACTATGTACATAGGTACAGAGTACGGACAGATATACAAACTGGTTGGTACTGCTGACAGAATACTTTTGCCGACATCAAACCCAACTCCTATTAACTGGACTCTGACAACCAGGCAGTACGGTCAAACTTACAGCGAAGGAATTGCTTACTATAACCTCAACCGTGTGAGTCAAGTTAATGTCCACTATGAGTCAAAAGCGGAGCTGTTCAAGTATACACAGCCATCATCTGGTAATGATTTCTTCGCTACACAGGACTTACAGGCTGGTGACCTTATTCGGTTTACACGAACATCGGGAGTAGTAACACTAGGCACTAACTACTATGTACTGGCCACAGGCCTTACAAGGAGTAAGTTCCGTATATCGTTGACGGTAGGAGGTGCTGAGGTAGCTAATCCTGGCTTCTCAAACGATGGCGCCTTCGTTCAGCTTATTGATCACACTGTTGGTTATAACGTTCAGTCAGTGTCAGCAGATGGAGTGTTTAGTCCCGTTGCTACACCAAGCACGTTTGTGTTTGCCGGTGGCCAGAACAAGACTATTGCGCTACGTGATGTATATCGCGATGTATTTTCACAATGTGTGCAAATTAGTCTTTCCGGATCCGGGCGCACGCCCGGAGTTATATATGCCACCCATGTGCATTCTTCGGATGCAAGGATTCCAAGAGTATGAGTTCAGTACTAATAGGTGGTTCATCTGGAGATACAGCCAGCACAACACTGACTGTTGGTGTGGCTCCAGAGAATTACAGTTTTACGTTATCTAGACAACTAAACGTAACAGCAACCCGGACTCTAGTTGATTACAACAGTCTAGTTGCAGTAGATGCTACAGCCGGCGCCGTCGTATTGACGTTACCTTCTGGTAGGGCTGCTGGCGGTAAACTGCTAGTTGTGGTCAAGACTGATACAACTGGTAACACCGTAACGTTTACTCCTATTTCAGGAGAAAGTGTCTTTGCACCAACAGGTTTTAGTAGTCTCTCAACGAGGTACGCAACAGTGATGTTTATTGGAGTAACTATAGGGGCAACCAGCGGCTGGTTGAAGGTGGCTTAATGTACGTAGACGATCCTGAATTGGGACAAGAATACTATCCAAATGCTGGTGAGACGTATGGACCTGATGGTCGTCCTATGCAACCACAGGGGATGCGAGGTCAACCTAATGGTCTGATGGGGCAACTAGGTAACTTTGCTCGCCAATCTGCTCCTCAATACTTGATGAACCAGGCTTTTGGTAGGAATCTAGGAGGCAGCGGCCAATTAGGTCAGTACGCTTTGCGTCAGGCTCTTGGTGGAGCTGGCATGAAGTCTCTTGGTATGGCTATACCGGGTGTCAATGCAGTTCAACTTGGCATGGCCGCATTGCCATTCCTTTCTAAGGGTTTGTCATCACTAGGTAAGAACCTATTCGGTGGTGGTAATAGAGGACCTAGTGCTGAGCAATTAGCAATGGGTGAGTCTAAAGCTAACATCGGCAATATGCGTGGCGCATACGGTGCTGATATTGGTACTGGTCAATCTATGCTTGATCGGTACAACCCAATGATGGATGAAACCATCGGTCGGTTGCGTGATCTTTCCAATCGTGGACTTAGTTCCAGTTACGGCACAACACAGATGGCCGGCGCTGCGGCTGGTACGGAGGCTGCGCGACGTGCAGCTGAATCACGTATGCGTGCGACAGGTGGCATGATTGGTGGCGGCCAGGCTTTATCTGGATTCGGAGGCATTAACCAAGCTGCTGTCTCTGGAGCCGCTCAAGGTGCATATGATGTTGCAGGACGTAACATGGCGATGCAACCTCAGTTAATAGGCCAGTTACAGGGTGTTATTGGTAACCAAATCAATCGTGGTGACCGCTACGTGAATACTGGCCGGCAAGGCATGTTTAATGTTGATCAGAATCTGTACAACATGAACTCAGCTGAACAGCGACAGAATCAAGCTATTAGTCAAGCTAATCGCGATCGCGAGGCTATGGCGCTCGGTGGTGTTGCAAACTTGGCTGGTACAGCAATGGGTATGGAGCAAAGCCGACGTGACATGAATCGGTTTATGGACATGTATGGAAATGAAAATGATGATCTAACCGCAGCGTTTGATCCATCAGGTGGTATGCCAATCCAACAACCTCCAATTTTTGGTCGCGGTGGAAACACTGTTAATCCAGGAGTAACCGAAGGAATGATTCAAGGCGGAAGTGGATTCAGGCCTGAAATATCTGGAGCGCTTCCATATCCATACGATCAAATACAAGTGCCATCTATGCCACGTAAACCAATGGGTAGATTCCCTATGAACCAAGCTCCATTTGGATTTGGGCAGGCGCTAGATATGAACAGGGGTATCGGTACCGCTGGGCAGATAAGGTTGTAACGACATGGCAACATCAACAGGATTAGCAAGTGTTTTCAAAGGCATAGGTAGTGGTTACCTTAACGCTGTAAACCAGGGTCGCCGCGAACGCATGTCCACGATGACTAATATGCAACGCATAAAGTCTGATCGATCACGCAATGCTATTGAGGCTTTAAAGCTTCAAGCTATGCAGGATGAGAATAGACTTAAGCGCTTAGATGCTGCGTCTGACCGTGACTACAAATACGCCGGCTTAAATCAGAATGCACTAAACGCTGCGCTTGGTGAGATTAATAGGTCCAAGAAAGAATGGGAAGGTCTAGACGAGGATAGTATCAGTACTAATGTCGCTGCTCTGCGTAACTCCCTATTCCAAGCGTTGGGTTACAATGAGGAAGCACGTCCATACGGTTTGAAGATGGAACAGATTGCAGGCATGGTACCTATGCCTGGCGAACAGATACCGGGGCAGTTTACTACAGGTAACGTGCCTGGAGCAGTCATAGATCAGGGTCAGGGCCGTGGTGCCATCGAAGGGCTTATGCCTCTCGATAAGGCTGCTAAGGAATTCCCTGGCGTTATGGGTTTGCAGTCTGGTAATGAGTTCAATCCACAGACCGGACGATTCGAAACGTTTGAACGAAAGACCTTGAATCCTGCGCAACAAGGCATGGTCGGCATGTACGGTCCACCAAACATTGATGCTCTACCACAGGATCAACGGGACCTCGGTACTGCTGCATTCAACATGCGCGGTGTACCTGACTCACGCTTCCGCAAACCCGGCGCTCAAATCCCAAAGGATGTTGTAGCATTCGGTGAGCGTGAAGCAAAGCAGGGACAGATACCTCTCACGGCTACGTACGGAATGCGTGAGCAAACGCGCGCAAAGATTGAACAACAGAAAGCTTCTGCTACCCTAACAAAGCAGCGCGCTACTGACCTACAGACAACTCTAACTCCAAGGCTAAAGATACTAGAGCAGAAGGGTATTGGGCTTGCGTTAGACAATAAGTATAGACCTTTCAATGAGGCTTTGAAGCAAGCAACATTAGCAGTTCGCCAATTCTCTGCACAGGTTGCAGCAAATGCTGAATCTGGTCGTATGTCACGATTCAAGGTTGGCCAGGAATTCAAGGAGCGCCAATTTACCGAAGAACAAAACATGAATCAAATTGGACTTGTTCAGAAGGGTATGGACACTCTAGGTAATCTTAAGTTGACACTTAGTACGAATGCACAGGCTTATGCTACAGCACTGAAAAACGGTGATAAGGCAGGAGCTGCAAAAATCCTAGAGGCTGGTAATGAAGTTCGTGGACTTTACGGTCAAGTAGATAAATGGCTTAAAGAAACTAGTGGGAATCCACAAACAGCAATGGTAAACGTAGCCAATGCGATGGCGTCAGCCGAAAAAGCAAAAGAACGTCTGTCATGGGATCCAACAAATCAACAAGCACGGGCAGCATTGGCTGCGGCGAATAGCGTAATTAATACCCCGTACAACAGTATGAACTTTGGTTCGCCAGCTCCATTGCCTATGGCACAGTTCATTGGTACACAGCCAGGTCTTAGCCCAGAAGCATTGCCGTATGTCCAACAGATTATCAATAGTGGCAACTTCGGTAATGGTCGTCTACCAGACTCTGCTGGTGCATTTGGTGGCGGTGGTGGGTATATGCCAGGATTTGATAGACCAGTCGGACCTAATATTAACCCACAACGGATAAACACAGGCGGTGCAGGTAAACCAAAACCAGTAAAGCCTATAGGTGGGCCTGGGCCGAAACCTAATAAACCAGGACCTAAGCCCGGTACACCAAAGTTTTTAGATCTGTAATGCAAGTCATACCTGCAAAGTACTCTACAGTACAATGCAGGTATGAATGAACGTCAACTCAGACAATATCAATCAATTGCTCCCACCATTAAAGCTCTGCGGGATTCCCCAGACTTAAGTACTAAAGCAGGTGCGCGAGATTATATTGCTAACGGTAGTCAGTACGATGACGTCTTATTCTCTAAATCATTCACGCGTAATGTAGATAGGCTCTTCAAGGAAGGCTTAGTAACACGCGACGATAAAGTTACTCTCGCAAAGTTTAAAGCTAGTCGTGCAGTAGAACTTGTCAACGATCAAGACAAGCGGCAGTACTTCACTCCTGACAATGAGTATCGTCCGGACCTTTCGCCTGAAGCCATCTATGGTCTCCGTCAGTCAGCCAAGCAAGACTTTGGTAAACAGATTCAACAGACTCGCGAAGACGAAGAAGAATATCTAGGCAAACTGAAGTACACGCGCGATGACGTGCAACGGTGGAATGACCAACCGTACACATTCCGTGATTTACAGACAGGTTTTGAACAACTTCCAGATGCTGGCGCTGGTGTCATATCTGGCATGAATAAGCCTATACAGGCAATGATTGAAGGTAGACAGTCTGGAGATCCTAGCCTAGCCTATCAACAAAGTAATAACCCTCTTATAGCGGCAGGCGAAGCATTCGGTACACCATTCCAAGAACGTGTAGCTTCGATGCCTGGAACTATCTTCGGAGGAACACTCGGTTTCCGTGGAGCCGGCGGTCTAGCTGCTATGCTCGCACCAAAGAAGTACAAGGGTGCAGCCTATCTCATGGCTGGCCTAGTTGGTGCTGCTGGTGGTGGAACGTTAGCCACAGACCTTAACTCGAATATAAATGATAAAGCATTCGAATTGATGCTGGGTTCAGCTGCCCTTAAGGCAAAGGAAGATTACAAAGGGCAACTAGCTGCCGACTATCCATTGATGTCGCGTGCTGGATCTCTTGCTGGCGACCTGATGTTCTTTGCACCTAGCCTAAAGATTCCAGGTGTTGGTCTGCGTGAAGCCGCACGTCAGATATCGCAACGCGGCGCAACTAAAGCGCTGAAGAATACACAAGTACAAGCAACTGTCAGTGATATTGGCGACCGATCCATCGAAGCTGCACAGGGTATGTTTGAATCGTATCAACAGAGCGAGGCGGCAAAAGCTAAGGGTGGCTTTGGATTGTCTCCTCAGGAGATTCTCTTTAATGGTGCAATAGGTGCATTGCTTGGTGGTGAGACACCATTGGGTAAAGCTTCGTTTGAATTTGCTAACAAGGTAACAGACCCAGCTTACGCACTTAACAAGCTTACAGAACTTCGACAGTCTAGAGAACTAGGTAAGCCAGCACGCCCAATTGAGTCAGATATCACACCTTACGGTGCAGATGGACTAGAGCGCCTGAACCTTGGTGGTCGATACACGCCGGGTGTGGACTCTGCGGGTAGACCAATACTTGCGGGTGCTGAGTATGCTGTTTATGACCGTGCTAATCGTAAGGCGAGCATCGTAGAAGACATGGCGTTACCTCTCGAGGGACGCCGATCTCAATATGCCGCCGAGCAATTGCAGACTATGACTGCGTTGTTCCAGCGCCAACCTGTCATTGCATACAGTGATAGGAAGTCAGGTGTAACTCGTAACATCATTGGTATATCCAGAGACGCTGGCGTAGTAGTACGTGATGTAACTCCTGATGGCCGAAGCAAGATTATGGTCGTACCAGTCAGTGCTATCTCCAACAAGAAGATTGCAGAGAAGCTGGTAGACACAATGTCAGCCCAGGGTGTAGCACCTAACGAACGACCGTCACAGTTTAATCCAGACAACTATGATAACGCTGACCGATACGTTTACAAGCAAAACATCTATCTTGAAGAAGGCTTGGAGCCAGTTCCTGGCCGTGTTATTAAAGCTGTTGGTGATCCACGCCAGGGAATGTATATTGTTGGTTTGCCTGATGGTACACACATCCGTGTCAATGAGGGTCAGATCAATATCGATGACACGTCTGGTGCTAAGCCTGAAGTATTAGGCAACATACGTGACGAATACTTCCCTACGTATCTCGGAGAACTTGCACCACAAGAGCGTGTAGGTCGGATGCAATGGAAGTTCTATGATCCAGATTCGAATACAGCTGACGTAATAGAACTCACACCAGAACAGAACCGCGCTGTTTCACGCGCTAGGTCCGCAAAGAGTTACCTATTTGATAACGCTCGGGCTATTACTGATAAGAAGTCTCGTGACCTAGCCATCGAGGCAGCACGATCTGAGATCGCTGCTGACGTAGAAGAGGCTATGGGATTTGAGCCTGCCGACGGTAGATTCAAGCGCGCTGATGTAATCGACGTTATGACTGCTGAGTTTGGTCAACAGACTGCAATCGTTACAGAGCTTACTCCACGCGGATATAAAGTACGACTCGTCGATCATCCACGTAAAGCTGCTTTTGTTGTGCAGAATGGTATGGTTGTCGCCGATCAACTTGGTAATCCAATTACTCCAGCTGAAGCAGAGACAATGATTGGAGAGGATGTAGACGGAGATGGTCGCATCGGATCCGTTTCCGCGCCAACACCTGCGGAAGGTGGCGTTGATACTGCTGTAGAGCCAGAGATGACTCCAGTTGAATCAAGAGCTACTGAAGATGTTGATGTCATTGAACTAACATCAGCAACAAAGGGTCGTGTCAACAGCGCATTGCGTAACTTATTGGAGTCAGAGGACTTCACTGATATGTTCCCTGAATTGGGAACCTCGGAGCCGGCTGTTGAGCCTGAATCCCCTATAGTTGAAGATACTACCGCCGTAGAAGGTGAACCTGCCGATGAAACAGTTGTTGAGGGTGAACCAGAAATCCTTGGTAGCGATGTATTGCCAATGCGTGAATCAGTTGATACTGATGACGCAGATACTGAATCTACGACAGAATTTACATCAGCCAGGACATTCAATGTCCGAACCCGATACAAGCACGTATACGGAACGATAGATCGTAACGATAACGGTACCGTTTCTCTACAACTGCGTCTACAAGAATTTAACCCAAAGGGTGAGGTCACTGGCGACTACCGTACAATGTACGCGCTTCGTGGTAATCCAGACGGAAGCTTTAATCTTTACAACTCCATGTCGAGTCCTGATGCGACTGGTACTCCAGATGCTGTATACACACCAGCAACCTCTCTGGGGCGTCGTGACGCCATTAATAAAGCTATCCAGTACTCAGTTGCGTACGCTACTGGCCAGGCAGTACGAGATCGAACGTTTGTCATTACTGCTCATCTTGCAGATTCGACAGCAGATGATGCCGAGAAGGCACGCAAAGCTGCTGAACTTGCAGATAAGGCTGAAGCCCGTAAGCGTGAGCGCGAGGAAGCCGAAGCAAAACGTGAGGCCGAGCGCGAGCGTGAGCGTCAGTTCCGCCGTGAGTTACTTGATAAACAATTGGAAGCACGTCGTATTCAAGAAGAAGCTAATCGTGAATTACGTCGCCAACAAATTGAAGTAGACAGAATGAAGGCAGCTAAGACGGCTGAACTTGAAGCAGCTAAACTTGCTATCGATGAACTTACTGCCAAGTTAGCAGCAGAACAGACTCGTGCGTCTGAGCAACAGCAAGAATTACGCGACGAGTTGGCCAAAATTAGGACGGAACTTGGTGAAGCAGCCGCTGCGGCAGCAGCTGCGCGCAGCGAAGAGGCGCGTCAGATCGCGGAGGACCTACGTAAGGAGTTACTGGACCAGAAGGCACAATACGAAGCGGCGATCGCAAGTCTACAACGCATCATCGAGAATGGCCGACCACAAACAAGTACAGACCTATCGTCAATGCAGGACTTGATTGAGGCGCTTACAAAGGCTATTACAGATGCCAACGAACGATCGGCCAACATAGCGGCTGCGTCAAGTATAAGTGACGCTGCATTGGCAGAGCTTACAGATAAGCTGAACAAGTCTATTGAAGAGGCTAAGCGTCGCGAGGAAGCTTACCTAGCTGAGATACAAGCAGCTAAGGACGAACTCGAAAGACTTAAGCGTGAACTGGAAGCAGCACGTAATAATGCTGATGATGCCGGTCGTTCAAGAGGTCGGTCACGCCGTCGTGTACGTGAGCGCCCAATGATCGACGAAGCGCCATCTGATGTCGTTAATAGTCGTGTCATTGAGACTGTATTACTTGATATAGGCGGCGATGTGGTGGAGGTTGAGGCAACACCAGTTGCAAACCAACGACAACTACAAACTGTACTAGTAGAGCAATATAAATTCAGTAGTGACGGCGCTTACTTCTTTAGTGGTATTGTTGACAACTTTGCCCGTGCGTGGGCTGTGCGACAAGTCGAGGCAGGTGGCCGTACTGTTTTAGGTACACACTCTGACTTAATGACATCTGGCCGATCTGGTGAAACAGTAGTCGAGGTGACGGATGAAGAAGGAAACCTTATTGATGAGATGGTCTACCGGACCATGTTCAACACCGACCCTGCGGTACTAAAAAGCATTGCGTCGTACATGCGCGTGTTCTACAAAGAGCGCCTTGCTTCCTTTGCTTTCATTAATGACGCAACAAAACTTGATGCCGAAGCCAAAGGGTTTATTTTTACGCGTGCTAAGCAGACTGGTATGTCAACTAACGTCATTGTTGGTTTGGCAGCTAGAGATCAGTTGACAGGTATCCATGAGGTAGTTCATGCCCTCATTCGTGGGATGGATTCCGAATCACGTCGTAAATTAGTCAACCAACTTAGTAGGGCTGGCATCAACGAGGTTATTGATATTGATAACCTACCTGCACATATCGAAGAACAACTGGTAGCCATGATGGTTGCCGATATTCAAAACGGTGTGGCGCCGCGTCGTATAGAAGAAGTACTGCAAAAAGACGGAACAAAGGTCCGTAAACAAGTAGCACCTGCTCAAGGCTTAGGGACTGTTTATCAAGGTACGCGTCGTTACCTGAACAGTGTTATTCAAACAATTGTTGCTAAGCGTCCTATTCGTCGTGGTCCAGACGGTACATACACAGTACGTTGGAGCGCTCCATATACAGGTGCAAGAATCTTTGCTGGTACGGGATTGCGTATTGATCACAATGGCAAGAAGCAATGGGTTACAGCTAAGAAAGCTATGACACCCACGCAGGAAGAATTCGACCGCTTCCCTGGGAGCCGTACTCGCATGGGTTACGTTAGTGTTACTGATGGCACTAACGTATTCGATGTACCTGTTTCAAGCGTGATTGAGTACGGTGGATTGACCAACGGTATGAATGCAAACTTAATGGATACATTGAGTTCATTCATTGGGTCTTACTACTTCGAACACTTGAAGTGGCTGAAAGCATCTGAACCACAGATGTTTGAAGGTTTTACGGAGCCAGGTGATGATGGGCTTGGCGATACAGGTGACGATGGAACAGGAGATGATGGTGGCGGCGATGGCGATGGCACTGGTGATGATACTGGTGACGATGAAGACGGAACTGGTGACGATGAGGATGGTACAGGTGATGACGACACCAGAGATGGTGTATGGATGCCACGCGGTGCCACAGGTATTCTAAAGTACGAATCAAACAAGCCATTAACTGCGCGTGATTATGACTTCCCAATATTCCTGATCAAATCCGTGAATATGTCCGACGCTACGATTGAGGCGTACTCTGACTTTGCTAAGTCAATGGGCGTACCACGCGAAAACGTATTTGTGTTCTCAAACCCGCCAAGGCTTAAGGACTTTGGACCACTTGATCCAGACCAACAGATATTCTCGATATCAGGATCAAACACCGCACCAATTGGATACGGCGTTGACTTCCGACGTCAGATCATTGAGAAAAATCCACGATTCGGACCAGGCATCAATGTACACACGTTAGGGCAATTAATCCGTAGTCAAGAGACAAAGGATGCATACACTAATTTTGCTACCGCATTTGCTGATGTCAATGGTGAACTTTTTGATCGTGTAATCAAGATGCGTTACGCGCAGCCATCCACTACCAGTCGTGTTTACGATCCATTGCAAAGTATGTCTAACATCCAAAACCTGGCATACATAATGAAGACTGCTGTCGATGGGGCTAGTAGAGATGTGACACCAGAAATGCTCAATGATCTTGAGCCTGTAACTGTAATCCGACGTATGTATCGTAACGAAGGATTCTCAGGTCTCGTTCAGCTTGCTTCATTCTTGCATAACAGCCCGTCATTGCGTAATAGCATTAAGCATCCTGTCCTACGTAAGTTCTTGTCGAATATGTCTCCTGTAACAGATCCAGGTAATACGGTCCAACAAACCTTATTGAAGATGATTAACACGCCTGACGTATTCAATACTGTTCCAGAATACGCAGACGATAATGCGTTCAATGTAAGAAGCACAGACGTAACTCGTGACCAGCTCGTTGCTTTGTATGCTCCATCTCTGAATGACGCTCACCTAAACAGATTCCTAGAGGGTCTTGGTGATAACAAGCGACGTGTAGAGAAGTTCAGAGAACCCGTCAAAGACATGATCCAAACGTTTAGGAAAATGTCTGGATTTAATGAATACATCAACTCAACGCCAGGATCTCGTGCTGCATTAAACAAGCTTGATAGTCTTGTTACCGTCGGTGAAGTTGCATCTGCATTATCGATGCATAAAACCATTGGTGAGATGAGTGTCGTCCTTAGCCAGAAGGTCGTCCCAGATGGTGACTACAGTAAATTACATCGTGCATATATGCAACGGCTTGTCGCATCTGGAATCGAAGCTAATAAGGCTGTAGCAAACATATGGACTCTCAATACGAAGGAAGGTAGAGGTAGCGACTTCGCTTATGCTCCACGCAGTATTGATGGAGATACATTCACATACCAACGTGTCAAAGGTAGTAGTGACCTACCAAAGGGGACAGTAATAGTAAGCCGTAGTGGTGATGCAAAGCTGCGGAAAGACGACGGTACTGTAGTTAATCTTCCAGTAAGCAACACTGTCAAAGCGTTATCTGTCAACTCTGGGATCGCAATTCGTGACACTAAGATGCCTATCAATAGGTATGTACTGACGGCAGCTCACTTGATGGAATTTGGTGGTGAATTCAATAGTGTTATACCGATGTCTCAGTTCATGTTTGAACGAGTTGATTCTGGTGATGACATTGTTGCAGGTGACGCATTCATACAGCAGCCTGACATACTGAAGCAGACCAAGATCGGTATGACCCAACTCGCTAAGTCTGATCGTTTGACGATTGGTACAAACGGTAGAGTAACAGCGGTTCGCGACTATAGAGGTAACTCATCTCACGCCTTCCGTATGATGACCAATGTCATGGGCATGTCTCCAAACCAGGCCGCCGCCCATTACTCACGTACAGAATCACCAGACTTCAAACAATGGTCTGGAGGTAATCCTCTGGTTGAGTCTGTCTACAATGCTGACATCAGACCAGACGTAACCATTGGGGATGTTCCAGCGTCGTATCTAAGTTCAATCCGTAAGTACATGTCGGGTCAGGATGCATTGGCTATTCTTGACGAGATGGTTGACTCATCTGTTATCACTGAAGATGATGTTGAATCATTGTCAGTTGCAATCGATGACTTCTATCGAGGTGAGAAAAAGCCTAAGACAATCAAACAGATTGTTGACTTTGCATCAAAGGATAGTGTAAAGACAGCATCAGTTAAATTTGCTATCCAACAGGACATGAAGCAGTCTAAGTATGATGTTGCAAGGACAGTACTTAAGGATGCTACTGCTTACAAAGAAGCAGCCTTGCGTCCCCGAACTGGCAAGCCTTTAGTTACCATTGGATTCGTACCTGATACTGCTACATCTATCTGGTTGCGGTCCAGCCAGGGATACATCCTTCCATCTGGTGTAGATCGTCTTACAGGCCAAAACAAAAAGATGAAGTATGTCCGTATGGACAACCCAGTCGTTATTGATCTCAATGGCGGCGGTATGGATGCAGGCACTGTAAGTAAACTTCTGGTCAAACATAAGAACCGTGATGGCATTGTGTTCCTCAATGTGAAGCACAGTGTGGGTGGAGACAATGCGTTGCAAAACGTAGCTGTGCCACGCAACTCTTATCCTGCACTCAATGTCGCATCATGGACCAAAAATGATACAGCAAGTAAGGTTACTCGTATCGCTGAACCAATGACGGTCATGTATGAGCGTGTAGATTCAACAGATGACATGGCATACGATGCAACGCCGGCGCCTATGCCTATCCGAGTTGATTACTCTGATATGCGTGGACCGACAATGCCAGAGAAGTTCATCCCGGTAAAGAAACCGGAGAAGTATCAGGTACTCGGGAACATAGTTGACCAGTTCAACGATATCTCGCGTCTCGTACTATCAGCTGACTTTGCGTTTACCACATTGCAGGCTGGCCTTATCCTGCTTACCAACCCAGCTGTTGGTATCAAGGCATTGATTGCTGGCTTCCGAGGATTCTTCGCACCAAACATGCAGCTTGAATTCAATGGTAAGACCTATGGCACTCGTAAGTTTGGACGCGAGGTCTTTCATAAGATCGGTAACGAACTTCGTGCGATGGATGTATATGAAGAAGCTCGAGAAGCTCAGCTGCCTTTGACTATGTTCACCATCGATGAGCGGCTACGGGATGCACAGGAACTCGAGCTGTACAACCTGCGTCGCATAAACCCTAACGCTACCATGGACGATGTCAAGACGACGTTGATGGATATCGACGAGCTGGGTACAAATGACGAATGGTTCCTTAAAGGCCGTTGGACCCAACACATTCCAGCTCAGGGTATGTTTGAGCGTTACAACGCAATCGTCCACGATATGGTCCTACTGCTACAGTTCGACCATATGAAGAAAGCCATCATGGCTCATGGATACATTCCAGGATCTGAAAAGTACAATACTGCGCTTCGTGATTCAGCTCGTATACTTGCGGTTAGTGTAGGTGATATCAAATACTCTACTAACAGTGAGACGGACGCCAAAGCGTCACGTATCTTCAAGGTTTTGTTCACGGCGCCACGATGGTTACTATCTAGGGCATTGGTAGATCCGATTATCAATAATGTCTTGTCGTCATCATCATTCGGATTCCTACGTAATGTAATGGGCCAGGATAACCCTGTGTTCGATCTATACAAGGGTGATAAGGCGGCGGCAGCAATTGGTAAGAAGATGTGGGGCCGTATGGCTGGAGCCTGGTTGTTCCTCATGTTCTTCTCACAGTTGATTGCAGATCGGCTACCTGAAGGTACTGAGGTTGAAACAAACACGGACCGTAACTTTGGTCGAATCCGTGTTGGCGACTTCCGTATTGATCCACCCGCTGGTGTTTTCGACCACTATCGCCTTGCATTTCGCCTAGCACAGGCTGCATGGATGGTGACACCATCCGAGCAGAAGAAAGCCAAGGAAGCTGGCACGACTGTTATGCGAGATACATTCGATGACTTGCATCGTGAGTTCACGTATAAGGCAAGTCCTCTGTACAACTTCATCAGTGGTACATTTTTCACAGGACGTACTCCAATCGGTGAGCCAATGTTTGGAGAGAGTGAGAGTTTCTCGTACGTTTACGATAAGTTTGTGAAACCTCGCCTAATCGAGATCAATGGTGGTTACAAACCATGGATGGATGATGTTTCGGTTTCGAATGCATTCGTTGAGCGCTTCCCAACCGCGGTAGCAACAGTCCTCGACACTATGTCTGCAACAGATAAGTTCGAAGGTAATACAGCGGCTTATACTGCTGCAAGTCAAATGCTCAACAGCTTTGGACTCAAGGTTGAGATTAAGCCACAGAAAGCAATCAAGGAACGCAAGCAGGAAACAAACCTTTACACCGCAGAGGAAACACCTAATATTCTTGACCTACTCAAGGGTGGGAAGTTAGGTAAGGCAATAACAGGAGGTACCTATGACCAGTAAGAAGACTGCTGCACATCCAGGATTCAAGGCTGTGCAGCAGAAGATCGCTAAGAAGCAGGGTATTCCAATGGATCGGGCTGGTGCGATTCTGGCGTCAGCATCTCGAAAGGCCGGTCCCGCCGCCAAACGAAAGAACCCGAGGCTGAATAAGGTTCGATAAGTATTGATATCCCTGGGGCTAGAGCTACTTCATCGACTGCCAGAAAGTCTGGTATGTCATCATAGTTGATGCGAAGTATCCCTAGCCTTAGGGCTGCATGCCATGGGGTCCTTGTGCCTGTCAGGTAGTAGACCTTACTTATGTCATCCCTGATGCGCCTGTGGCTGATACCTAACCGTTTGGCTGCCTCAACCCGATCGTTGCATAGCACGCATGTTATAAGGACTATGCGTAGCCAAGGTGTTAGACGTTTTACTTCTCTCATAGTCCACCAAAACTCAACTCACTAAACGCACCAATGGCAGGTCTGTATTCAAGGGACACTGTTCCAATCGGGCCGTTTCGATTCTTGCGGATGATAACTTCAATCTCATCTACAGGTGATGGCTCTATCGCAGAGTAGTAACTCGCACGGTACAAGAATGCAACGACGTCTGCATCAGATTCAATATCACCTGACTCTCGTAGATCTGGCAGTGTTGGTCGCTTATCATCGCGCTTATCACTAGCCCTATTCAGTGATGAGAGTATCAGTACAGGTATATCTAGTTCCCTGGCTAACTGTTTGACACCACGACTAACAGCTCCTATCTCAGTAATTCTATTCACGCCCTTAGTTTCCACCATCTGTAGAAAGTCTATGACCACAAAGTCAAGACCGTTCTTCTCTTTGAACCGAATGCATAGACTTCGTATGTCGGACATAGACATTGGATTCTTTGCGGCTACGAATAAAGGTGCATCGAATAGGTTAGCCCTAGCTCCCCTTAGGTGCAGTATCTCTGACTCTGTAAGCTTGTTGTTTGAGATGCGACGCAAGTCGATGCGCGACTCTAGTGATAGCAACCTATGGATAGTCATCTGCATCGACATCTCGATAGACATAAACAAAGTCTTTGCGTTCTGATTGCTGGCGTTACGAGCTAACGCCATAGCGAACGCACTCTTACCCATCGATGGCCGTGCGCCAAGTACTATCATCTCTCCTTTGCGCCATCCGCCAACCATGTCGTCCAATGCTTTGTATCCGCTGCTTATCCCTGAGACTTTATGATCATCCTTTCGACTTGCAATATCATTAATAGCTTCTGCTATATGGTCATCGACATGGTGTACTTCAACGTTACCTCCCTTGGTTATAGAACCCATTAATAATGATGACTGGTCGATGATCTCCTGTGGTTCGTGTTCCCCTTTGTATCCAAGGTCTATTATCTCCATCGAGTGTTCGATGATTCTGCGTAAATCTGCGTCACGCCTAACGATCTTGGCATAGTACTCAGCATTAGATGTAGTCGGAACAAATTCACCGACCTGCATCAAGAATGCAATACCACCTACTTTGTCTAGGTCAGAGTTTGAGTTTAGTGTGTCGATCGTAGACACAATGTCTATTGGGTTGTTGTCGTTAGCTATTCTTACAAACGCATCGTAGATAACACCGTGTGCGTTCCTGTAAAAGCTGCCACCATCAGGGATGTAAGGTTGTACCTTAGATAAAACAGGCGCTCCCCCCAAAAGGATCGCGCCTAGTAATGCCATCTCACTCTCAATACTGTGAGGTGGTGGATTAGTCATAGAACCCCCATTCGTCGGTCCGATCCTCATGTTGTCCGAAGATGAAACCGTTCCTTTGTGCAAATGAATCTAATGTGTATTCCATCTTCATTAAAAGCTCGACTGGGTCTACAATGCCGGCCTTTGCTTTCTTTACCATGGAACAATAATGTCGATGAATCTTCCTACTGCAACAGATGGCGGTAAAGTCTAGTAATGCCTCCACCGCCACCAGTTCGTCATGTAAACCCTTTAGGCATACACCGGGACTAACCAAGCAATTTTTCCTTCTGCCCATCGGAGTCTCCAATATGCTTAGCCCAATCATTCATGGGTTTTGTTAGCAATAATTCATACTTATTGGAGTTTAGCACGGAGACTAGTGCAGATTGAATAACAGACTCAAAGCGTTCTGGACTTATAGACCCAATGGTTAACCATCCTCCAGCCTGCTTCACTACGTCTGCAACTACTTCGATGTTGGGATTGATCTCCACTAATGCTTCAAGCTTCTTCGCACGCATTGCCAATGGCTGATGCAAGATTATCGACCTAATCTCATTTGAGATGCGATTGATATCCATACCCTCAAAGATAATGTCAAACGCTATGTTACGTAGCTCGAATGGTGATGGCCTAAAGTTACATCGCGTTACTGCTGCTTTTGTTACAGCCTTGACTACATCATCGGACCAATCACTCATTGCCAGGGCATACAGTCCTGACGATCTCTCATCCCATTCTTGCTTAGATGGCATTGCAGACATGAAGTTAGCAAATGCTACAAACGTTTTCTCAGTCACTAATAACCTCCTCGATAATTTCCTTGACTTCAGCCTCATCGTAATCTGTCAGATCCTTGATGAATCTAAGCTCTTCTTCAGTTGGTTGCCTGATTCCCACTTCAGTACACGCAACATTGATGTCTACATTCAAACGCACTAACCGAACAGCATCTGAAACCATCTCAACAATTTCTTTGATGTTGTCGCATTCGACTGTAACAGTTCGCGTGAAGTGATCGATATTGGAACTGTAGCAATCAACATCGCTTAGCTCCTCCCAACGATAAACCAACCTATGAAACGGATAACTTTTGTATGTGTCTGGATCGTACATGTAACCTCTCCCCATTTGTTTATACACCAGCAGGCAAGTATCAGTCAATACCCTTTGCTGCCCTGATCGCACTAAGCGCGCTTTGTGACACGACTCCAGATGAACCTAAAGTGTTGGCTGTAGCCCAATGGCTCCAAAGAGCGTGCATCGTTACCATGTCTCTGTTCTTCCACTTGCGTATCAGTACCGACGTTGCACGCTGTACGTCATCTGCGGTTACACCCTTGTGGACCATCTGTCGAAGCACGATATGCGCTTTCTTCCATTCAGCTAGGGTGTACTCATCGTCTAGTTCTGGATACACGGTATGCCTCCAGGACAAGAATAAAGGCAGCGCTGGATCGTCATCTTTAGGCATAGATGTAGTCTTTTTAGATCTTGGGGGAATTATAGGGGGTTTATTTATATTTAATAGGCCTACCGAATTACAAGGCTTACTATAGTGTCCCCCAAAATTTAGGGTACCCCCTCCCTCAGAATTTACAGGAGGGTCAGAATTTACAGTACCCTCGAACCATTCGACCTCATCTGCTGTCGGCAGTAAGACATGTAGGTTTTCCATAGGGCTGCCATCAGAGCCACTTCTGTGCTTCACAATCAGAATGCGCTGCTCGCCGATTTTGACCGTACAGAGGCGTTTTATAGCAGATCTGACAGTTGACTCGGATATGCCGCAATTCTTGGCTATTTCGCCCACAGGGACGACCACAGCGGGTGTCTTCGGTGTCATCTGGTAAATGAGATACGTAAAAACCATCCAGTCTGTAGGTTGAAAGGACTTCAAGTGTTCCCTGAAGTCCCCGTACATACTCAGATTCGTAACAGCAATGTCGCGGTTATCACCACGGAAATGCCCAAATGTAACAGCTATCATCCAGCGTCCCTAAGTGGGCATTGCCCACATATTTGAACTGCATCGCTATCACGTTGAGAATTTGCGTATGCTTTCAGTACGTCTGTTGCTTCCTTCGGACTGATTCCAGCCGGGACGATAACCGTCTCGATGTTGCGTGGGTTAGCAGGCTTACCGTCAATGTATTCCTTCATCTCATCCAAGGTCCATTGATGTTGCTCTGCAAGCGTTAGGGCTGTAATTTGCTCATCCTTTGGTAACTTAGCTGCCAGCCTGTGGTGGCTCCAAGTGACGTCGGTTTTCCTGTTTTCAATTGGGACAGCTGCTGATACCCAAGAGTAGTTAGCAAGGGCTTGATAGGTAAGCCCGGTGGCTTCTATGGCCTGCGAATACTTCTCTCCATACCTTGAGTTTCCGTAGTTGAGTGCGTCACCAATCGAGAATTGAATTGCTTTTTCTAAGCGGGTAAGCGTACCCATCAACCGGATCCAGTCACTTTCGTCTAGCTGACCGCTAAACGTAACACCAACGTCGCTGATGTGGATTGCATCAGGGATGCTGGCAATCCGTACGACTTCTTCTCTATTCATTGTCATATCCTTCCTGCTTTGCATTCATCCATCGGTCTACACTCGTGGCTATGTAGGCTAGGACAAGAATGGGCGTGAACAAAATGATCACGCCCACTAAAGTTACAGCGACTAGTACGCTACTCACTGGCTATGGTTTTAATAGCAACGGTCCGCGCTCCACGTTCGACGGACAACCCATGAATAATAGCAAAGCCTTCGTCATCAAACATCTTGGTCTTCATCTCATCAGTCATCTGACTAACCAAAAAGCTTTTCTTGATTGACACGGCGCCAGGACAAAAGTCCTCAGCCCACAAGATCGCAGACTCAGGGTTTGTTACAACGACCTTGTCCTTGGTTTCACGCAACACGATGTCACCAAACGGTAACCGCATCGTCTTAGTCTTCAAGTTGCCACTCTTGTCGCGTGGTAAGTTATCTTCAGCCCAGTTCCCTAGCTGGTCAGCGTACATAGATTCGATTCGCTCGATCCTAGATGTAAGACCGCGCAGCATGCGGCTCTCCTGCTCAACGATGCGCTTGATGACCTCGCGTTGTGCCTTGATCTGCGCACACGTCTTAGCATGCAGGCGCATGACAACATGCACGTCGTCATCTGTTTCAATGCTGGCTGGAAGCCAGCCCCCTTTGGGGCCGGCCCACTCACCTGTCTCGGGATGGTACAGGTGTACGCGTCCCTCTTCGTCGGGTATCTCTACCCATTCAATCTCTGTTACTTCTTCCATTACTTACCTCCCACTGCTACTACATGGTTTTCCATGAACTGATAGAACGCATCCCATGTCTTATGTGCTGTAACCATAGCGATGGCATCCTGTAAAGCTTTGCCGCCTAGAGGAACATCGCCCATCAATGTGATGAACACTTCCCTAGCCGTGTCAGCAGTTATGTCCGAATGCAGAGCCTTCAACGCAGCAAAGAATTGTTTGCGCAATGTGGAATCATCAATCACAGGAGTGACATCAGCCTTAGCAGTAACCTTGACTTGTTGTGGTTGCTGTTGTCGATGCTGTGGAACAGCAGCATTACCATCATCATCATTGTCAGTACTGATCGCCAGGATGGCAGCAGCACCATAGCGGCGGCCATACGTCAATGCGGATCCTACTGCATGGGCATCCTGTTTGTTGACAGGTACATACACATGTGTGGCAATCCATTGGCCAGACTTATGAGCCAGAGTCGTAGTGACTTCAAGGCCGCTAATCTTTTCAGTCTGTTCATTCTTGCATCCCTGAATCAACACTAGGCCGTTCTTAGCAAGGATTGGCCTGACAGTGTCAAGGATGTTATCCAACGTCGCGTATTGTGACTTGAAGTGTGGGTTCTTTCCGTCACGTCCAATGCTGCCCATGTCAGCCTGTGCTGAACAAAGCGCACCAACTAATTCGCTAATCTCTTCTGACATCTTCTGAATCATTTGTTTTTCCCTTCATCGATCTTGGAAAGCAAAGCTTCCTCAGGATCACCACCAATATCTTGCATTTCTACTTCAGCGAACAATCTCATATTGATTGCTAAGTCTCGCGCATCATAATCAGCGCCACGGTAGAAGATTGTGTTTACCTCATGCTTCATGGCTAGGAGTACTACCTCACCTAAGTTGGTGTTTACGAATTCAAAGTCGTTCCAACCAAGTTCGCATTCACCTGACTTACGAATTATCTCCATGCATGCAGCGTAGTCACGAGCATCTGGTGTCAGATACATGACACTTCCATTACTCACGTACGGTTTGTTGTTGTATGCGATGTACCCTGCTGGCTCTACTGGACTTGGGAACAGCGGACCGCCCGGCCAGCATCGTAGGTTTGACACAGTGTAATCTGCGCCACCCCTGATACAGCGAGGTTTCCCCTTGTAGTACACAGTCCGGAAGAGATGAGAGATGGCGCCCCATTGCACGGGCGTTGCATCAAAAAGGGATACGTCAATATCGTCTACGACATCGTAGGCGTCATGTTTTTCCATAGCTGTTCTAATGCAGCATTCCTTGTCATCACCAACAACGATCAAAGCATTACCATTGATGCTGCTTGTTACCGCGCTTGGGTAACCATCTTTAATCGACCCAAGGATATACACCGTCTCCAATGACTTTGGTGTTACGAAGAACAGGTCAGTCTTGTCCCACTGCCATAAGGTGTCCATTTAGTTTCTCAAACCTTTCTAGATTCTCTAGGGAGATGTCACTCCCATAAGTCTGTTCCACATCTTTGATGACTTCAAACACTGCACGTACAGAACGGCAGACTTTTGTCATCCCTAAATTGTCAAGGTGTTTCTGTTGTTCGCGGACGCGACCACCTTTGATCTTTAACTCTATAGCTACTGCAATTGGATGCTTCCACCAAGGCGCGTGAAAGTACAAGTCAGGAGCGCCAGGTGTGTTACCTTGCCATCCTGTAGCATGAGCCATTGACCCACACTTAGCGCACTTCAACTTCGCTCTGGTCTTGCCTACCTCAATAACGTAATAGCCCAATGCAGCGAATACGTGACGCACCTGCGCCTGAAGCTGAGCTTCTGTCAATGGTATACTTCTTTCTATAACCTCCCCGGGCCAGACTGACTGCTTTGTACTCCCAGCAACCACGTTAGTCTGGCCAACTATCTACTGGTGTAGAATATCCCAGTAAGTATTATCAATCAACATCCGTGCGTACATTGTGCGCCCAATTCCACAAGTATTTTGCTATTGTCTGAGTCATCTTGTGGCGAGTCTTACTTAGTGTAATCCCACTCAATCTGAATGCAGTTAGCATGCTACGCCAATCAGGTGCGCGTGTAACTAACTCAAGTACTAACGGATCGTCGCTACATAACCGCACCCAGCTGCTATGAGCCACCGTTGGATGCATCTCAGGTGTAACCCATTCAGGGTTAAAACAGAAGTACGCATCCTTTGCGTAACGGTCAACAATCTCTCCGTTGCTGAACTGTATCGCTCTTACAAGCTTCCACTGGCAATCACCATTCAGCCAAGCAATGAAGTTCTCATTGCCTGGCTTTGGTTTGCATACACGTATCAGCGTGAATAAGCCGCTTAGTTTATTTGTGCGCATGATGTCGATGCTAATGATCGATTGCTTCTCCGCTTCCATCTTGGTCTTACACCAGACGTTACGTCCTTTGATGCGAACGAGATAGAACCAGCTGTTGATTGCATTTGTGTGACCCTGCACTGCATCGAAACGTACCATTACCAGTTCGGTTTCACTTTGCCATTGATGCGATCGCGGCAGAATCCGCAGCGCCAAGGTGGAGTCCACATCCCATCCAAGAACTGATCTATTACATCAGACACGTATGCTCTGGGATGCATGTCCCAATCTTGTGTATTGTCTTTCAGATGAGACTTTGTTTTAACTACTCCGTTGACGTCGTATGTTGTGTCTGATGTACGTACATGCTCTACTTCACTTTCGATGTATTCCTTAGGTATCTCAAAGGTGCATATCTCTAAACGCCATGATGGCCAAACTAACGTTGCTACAGGTCTCTCCTTGTTGTATCCAGTCCTTACGACTAGCTCGCTCCATCCACCCTGCAATTCTGGATCAGCCTCCGTTGCTAACTTGCGCACGATTGATTGTGCGACTTCATAGTGTG